GCCCAACTCCTCACCGACACCGCCCAGACCGCCAGCACAATCGAACTGCGAGCGCTCGCCGATGGCAGGGCGGATGACGGCATCGTGGCGATGGCGGCCGGGCTGAGGGCCAATTGCACTTCGTGTTTGGTGCTGGTTGACGGTCTGATGCAGGAGGGGGTGCGTTGTGAGTGAGTTCGATGATTCCAAGCGTGCCGCTTTGGAGCGGCAGGGTTGGCATTGCCTGCGTTGCGGTACGAACATCCACGACCCGTCATGCTGGCCAGGACGCTCCGGCCATCACCGTCAGCTGCGGCGGACGGCGGATCCGGATGTGAGGCACAGTCCGGCCAACATCGTCGAGCTGTGCGGCAGTGGGACCACGGGCTGCCATGGGTGGGTCCATCAGCATGTGAAGGAGGCCGAACGCCTCGGGCTGATAGTCCCGCTCGGCAGGGATCCGCGCACCACCCCGGTGCGCGACTGGCAGGGGATATGGCTCCGCCTCAACCAGGATGGCACCGCGACCCGTCTGACAGCCATGGAGGTCGCCACACTCGACATCGACGGGAGGGAAACGGAATGACCATTGACAAGCCTGACATGCTGCTGTGGATGGATGTGGAGACCACTGGGCTCGACCCGGACCATGACAGGATCCTCGAGGTGGAACTGCGTTGCACCGACATGAGAGGCGTGCTGTGCGTCGGCGGTTTCCGCCGCGTCATCGGACTGAAAGGCCGCAAGGCATCCGTTACGGACGGGAACATCAAGGCGTGGCGCATGCACTGCGCCAACGGACTGCTCGAAGACGCTCTCGACGGCGGATATACGGAAGCGGCGGCGGCGAACGCGCTCGAGGAGTACGTCGACAGCCTCGCGCAATCGTTCACCCTCCATCCGGCAGGCAGCAATCCGCAGTTCGATCTCGACTTCATCGGTCGGCTCTGCCCGAACCTGCCGTTGCACTACCACCGCATCGATATGGCCACCATCCGCGACAGTCTCGAAGTCGCCGGCTGGGATGTGAGGCCGGAAGAGGAGACGCCTGCAGCCAGCGCCCACCGCACCGGCACATGCCTCGACCGTGACATCCGCCAATACGCGCGCATCATCCGCCACCTCTCCGCCCATCCGGTCCGATACATCGCCACGAAAGAAGCAAGGTGATGAGCATCTCGGCAGTGATTCTCCTATGCGCCGCCATCCTGATCGGCTGGATGGCCAACAGGCCATGAACCGTACCAACAACGAAAGGAACCTGAATGAAACAGACCATCAACCACATCTCCAACCGCATCGGCGACTGGTTCGCCACGCTGTTCTCCCTCACGGCGCTGCTGCTCGTGCCGCACGCCATCATCCGGCCGATCATCGGCTACGGCCTCCACCACTGGATCCCCATCCAATGGCTCGCCCTGCATGTCCTGCTCATCATCCTCACCCTATGCGTCGCGCTCGCCGCCTACATCATCGCGGACCGCACCGCGCCGGAACCGCCGGAAACATACTGAAAGGAGCCATCATGGCAGACCAGGAGACCATTCCGATCGGTCTGGAGACGCAGAACAAGGTGGCCGAGGCCATCTACCTGCGCTGGAATCGCAACGGCCACCGCCATCCACGCCCATGGAACGAGATGCCCATGGAGGGCAAAGAGCCATGGAGGCGCGTGGCCAAGGACGCCATCAGAACGTTCTTCGCCTCTCCCGAGTTCCAGACGCTGCTCGACGACGTGTA